CATATGTTGAACTAAGAAGTGATTCATATGGTATTCCGACACGATATTATTGTGATGATTGTTATGAAAACAATTATCCATATCGTAGGGATAAATACTATGATTATTTAAACGCGGGTGAATATTTAGAATCGGATTATTAAAATTTAAAATTTAAAACTATGGGATTTTTTAGTTGGAAAACACAAGATACAGATAGAAGTATCGCTAACACTTACTCTAACAATAAAACGTTTAGAGTACAAATGATTGATAACAACGGTAACGTATGGACTGAAACACAATACGATGGGTATGGTGTATTTGGTGGTAAAGATTACTATGAGTTACTTGCTGAAATGAATGGATTCACATCCGATAAAACCGGTGATGAATATACTGATGAAGCGAGAGGATTTGGTATTGACATAGCATTCAAAAATAATGGTAGTGGCGTAGGCACCGAAGGTGTTTACTATCCTAACTTAATTGAAATGGCTGATGGTTGGGTATATGAAATGGCTGGACCTGATAGCTGTGATTATCAGGGTTATTTCTACGATGAAACGGATTACGAAGATGAATATTAAAATTAAAAAATAAAGTATATGGCAATTTACAACAATGATATAGACCCAAATGAAATAATGTGGGAAAAGCAAAATAATATAAAAAATAAAGTTATGGATATTAGAGAGCAATGTAGAGAGCGAGCTACTAAATTCGCTATTGATTATGGATTCACAAATGTAAGTGAACATATTTTGGATATTATGGTTTCTATTATGTGTACACGTGATAAGAGTTCTTACGCAGGTGGTGGTTTCGTTGAAGCCGTAGTTGCTAATAACTTATATCTTGCACTTAGTAGAGCAGATACCGATTGTAGAAACAACATTTTCTTATTGACAATGTGTAAACAAAATTGTTTCTTAAACGAATATGATTATTAATAAAACCTAAAAACAAAATAGATATGAGCACGTTACAAATTACAAAGCAAGAGTTAGTAGAAAAGTTACAAACTGAAATCGTACAATTACGTTTCACAAAAGCAGATGGAACTGAAAGGTTCATCGTTTGTACAAAGAAAACAAGTGATATTCCGGAGGAGTTTCATCCTAAAACGGATAAGGTTGTAAAGTTAGATGAGAATGGACAGCCGGTTGAATCTGACAATATTACTGTATGGGATATTGAGAATCAGGGATGGAGAAGTTTTAATTTTACCAAAGTAATCGAAGTGAAATAAAATGAGAATACTAACATTAATTTGTACACTATCGTTTTTAATGGTAGGGTGCAGCAAAGATGATTGGTTCAGTCCTAATAAGAATATTGAATTGAATATAGATACCCGTTTGCCGAAAGATGCAAATGGGTATTTTTATTTTACTTTATATTCTACTCAAACACAAAACATTCATACAATAACAGGTTCAATCAGGGTGAACGGAAACATACCCAATGAACCACGTGAGAAGGTAGAGTGGGAAAGTTCACACTATTGGGTATTGAAGCAAGGAGAGACAATAGGAACTATATATAGGAGAACATGGCGAGGATTGGGATGGCAGATAGTTGATAGTATTAAGGTAGTGAATCTTAAAACAGCACAAGTACCTACAATCAATCCCGTTTGTTATAATTCAGCAGATGGTAGTATCAATACAGTCATAGCACCTATGTGGAATATGAAAGGTGATACAATGATTATTGTTGCCAGAATTGGTAAGATTATAAAAACTGAAAGAATTGTTTTGAAATAACAAAAATTTATTGTATATTTGTATAAATAAAATAACTATTATTATGGGTAAAATGAAAGAACTATATTTGGAGCAGCAGCAAGCAGCATCCGGTAGTGGAGATGAAGATTATATCTACGAACAATATCTTGCTCAAGAAAAAATGAATGAAGAATATTGGGAATGGAGGGCTAAGCAAGATGTTGAATGCACAATTCTAAATGATATCGAATATTATGAATCAACTTATACGCCAACAATTGAAGAGCAATTGGAATTGGATGAGTTATTAAAAAAACAAAATGGACATACTTAATGAAATCATTGAAGTATCAAATCAAATAGTTGATACGTTGGATGAGCATGAATTTTTTGAAGAAAATGTTTTTATTGAAAGATTACAATTAAAACGTAATTTTCAAACTGCAATGCAAAGAAAGTGGGAGCAAGAAGATAATATGTTTCTAACGGATACTGAATTTTTAAAGGTGTGCAATGATACAATGGAAGCAAACATAAGCACTACTATAATGGATTTAGTTGAACAAGGAGCATTAGATATGAGTGTAAACCCAGATGGTGAGATATTATATTCAAATAACAAAAATTTTAAATGGGATACACATGAATAACAAAAGTATAACGGATTTTATAAAGCCAACAATAATTACAGCACAACAATATGGTACAAAGGTATCAGTTGAAATAGACCATAGCGATACCGATGTCGATGAGTTAATGGATGCATTTGAAACATTGGTAATAGGATTAGGATATCATCAATCGGCTTGGAAGAGTTGGATTATAGATAGAGCTGATGAATATAGAGAAACTGATGCCGAAGATTTGAAAGAACAATTAACTGAATGGCAAACGGATGAATTAGCCGATGTAGTTTTTCATCGTCATGCTAAATGGGATGAAAATCAGGCAAACGAAAGAATGGATGTGATTGGCCAAAATGGTAATGAGGGATTACATTATTCGATTGATGGTGGATTCGATGGCAAACCACATTTTGATTTGAATGATGAATCGAGAGATGATGATTTATTTGAAGGGATTGAACCCAATGAAGCCCTAAAGAAAGCCGCTGCAAAATATAAAAAAACTAAAAAGAAATAATATGGGATTAAGAGAAGCAACAGCCGAACTACATAGTAAGGCTGAAAAAATGGAATTCAACCAAAGAATGTTTAGAGGTGAGCTATCTAAAAAAGAATACTTACATTATTTAATTCAGCAAGCATCTATATTCCAATGTATAGAGGAACACAAATCAGCTGATATCGGTCCTGATTTAGTTAGATTAACTAAGATATTTCAGGATATTGTAGAGTTGAGTAAGGAAGTACATGATACATTTCCAACAATCCAAGCAACAATGGAATATGGTATTTATTTAGAAGGATTAAAAACAAAAGATTTATATCCTCACATTTATTTAAACTATATGGCATTGATGTATGGTGGGCAAATGATGAAATCAAAAGTTCCAGGTAGTGGTAAGATGTATGAGTTTGATAACGTACAAGAATCCATTGCTATGATTAGAGGTATTCAAAAGGATACATGGGCAAGTGAAGTAAATAAGGGATTTCAATATATCATAAACATATTAGATGAATTACAAACACATTCTTAATAACATAGCTAGTAACTTACAATCTACATTGGAGTTATCAGCCGCAATTGAAATACCTACCGAAGATTTTGGATGGAGTAATAAACGATATGTGGGTGATAAATTTCGTATGGCTCACATTGAAAGGTATTCTGATAAAAATTTAGAAGTACTACACTTTACGTGTTTTCCAAATGAAACATATCAGCATCCTATTTTTGGATTTGATATTATATGTACCGATAAAAAACCATTGGCAGCATTTATGGATTGGAGTCCTATTGATAATACATTAAGATATTATTGTGAGCATGATTTTGAAAAACCATATCCATTACCAGATTGGGCAAAGATTATATTTTCACCAACAGCATTAGCAATTATTCCAAACGATAATGAATTGAATAAACTTAGTGATGTGTTGGTGCATAGTTTTGAAATGTATAATACAATATTAGATGGTTCAAAGCAATCCGATTATCGAACTGATTATATAATAGCAGCTCAAAATCGATATTGTGAAAATCAACAAAAGAACGAAAGAACTTATAATGTATTAAAAGCAAAATTAGGTGGAGATAGAGCAAGGTACTTTATGGAAACAATATTATTCCCTAAAATAAATAAATAAATGGGATTCAACCAATGCTATATTCGAGATGTTGAAGATTTGCAATCGGAATTAAATTCGGTTGGATTGGAACTATTTGTAAAACGATATAGTAAATATGATTCTTGGACTGGAAGTTCAGAATCGATGGAATTCTTAGAAAGTAAAATAAACTTATATGAAAATATTAAAAATAACGATACTAATTTTATTAACGCCTTTAACTAGTTGCCAAAAAGATGAGGTATTACCATTATTACCAAAAGATGAAATCAAAAGACAAGTAGTAAAAAACTATCTAAAAAGTTCATATGAACTTTCTAATTTTGATACTTGGGTTTCTTCATCTCAATTGGAAAGGGTAGCTGATTCAAAATATAGTAATAATC